AAACCAAATACATTTCCTGATGCAATCTCTCTGTCAATAGTTTTCCAAATATTGATATATGGAGTTAATGGTGCGCCACCCATAATCTGTCTGTAATACGCACGCTCTATGTCTACGCCATAACTCTGCGTTAAATTAGAATACATAAATTGAAATATCTGGACATTAGCTTGTGAATTAACATTTTTCAAATACTTTGGAGGCCAATTAGCTTTAATAAGTTCTCTTTCTGCCGCAGTAAGACTACCATTACCAGATATCTCAATAATATCATTATAAATAGATTTAGAAGTACTTCCGCTTCCTCCTCCACTTTCTGGAGTAATCCACTCAACGCCATCTTCGGTTGAATTAACTGCTAATACTTTACCAGTATCACCTGCGGTAATTGCTGGGAGTTCATCTGCGGGAATATCTGATTTAAGAGCATAATTATTCTTAATATACTCAAACTCTCCATCAACGTTCGCAGTTGTGTTTCCAGAAGGTCATTGCGAAGTAACGCCTTTTTTTATATACGAAGCACCAATATATTGTCCGCCGTAAGTAGAAGAAGAATATGTAATCAATGTATAATCCTTATTAAAATCAATAGACCATCTTGTGTTATTCCGAAGATTATCAGTATCATTTAATGCAAATAATAAATTTTGAAAATATAACTTCCTATAAGATGTATTCTTTCCAACATAAGACATCATTTCTGAATCGGTTTTTAAATAAACAATCTTATTTAAAGTATCATTATATAATGATAATAATGTATTAAAAGCAAATCTTTCTTCATCACTCCAATTGCTTTCTGCTTTATTAACAGGTATATTGGAACGTTGAATAATTATTACATTATCACTACCACCGCTACCTGCGGTAATCCATTCAACACCTGTTTCACCGCTATTAACCGCAAGCACCTTACCTGCATCGCCAGAAGCAATAGTAGGTAATTCATCTTCTGGTATATCGGTTTTCATAGCCACTGTATTATCTACACTAATTGTGTTATTAGTAATATCAATACCTGCGCCAGCAGTCAATGTATCCTGTTTACCCGCCAAATCTGTGTTATTAACATAACCTGCGTCATTAGTGAAAGCACTTACGTTAGTAGGTACCTGAACAGTAGATGAAATAACACCTTCATCTATTTCAATACCAGTACCCGCAGTATAAGTTTCTCCAGTAGCCGCAGAGATAACACCATTTTGAATAGTAATGTTCGCTCCAGGAGTAAGAGAATCTTGTTTACCGCTTAAATCTGTCTTAGTAGCTAAGACTGTAGTATCTGCGCTAATAACATTGTTTTCCTTAACGAGTCCAGTACCAGCGGAAATAGATGAACCTGCGGCAGAAATAACATTGTTCTCAATTGTGATGTTAGCACCTGCGGTCAAGGCATTCTGTTTACCTGCCATAGCCGCGTCAACATAGTGACCATCAACATAGTTTGAATCGTTAACCAATTCAGAAGTCTTGGAAGGAACTTCAACGGTAGAACTAATGACATTATTTGTAATATCAATTCCTTCTCCCGCTGTGTAATACACAGGTTCTCCTCCTCCGCCAACTACTGAAATGCGGTTATTTGCGTCAATTGTGATACCATCACCTGCGGAATAGGTTGTATCAGTAGCAGAGATTACCATGTCATTGCTAATCTGGATATTCTCACCAGCGGAATAAGAACCAGACTGACCATTAAGCAATTCCGCACTTGTAGTGCCTGACGCGTCTTGCACTGTAATTCTTGCGCCATCAGATGTCTGTTCAACGTAAGCTATTGGACTTACGCCATCATCACCTTTTGGCCCTTTAATGTTTCCAATTAAATACTTTGCCATTTACTCTTCCTCCGTTATCAAATAAAATCCGCCTGTTTCAGCGTCATATTCTCAGACCTGATCTGTCTCAACAAAGCATGTTCCATTTTCATATAAATCAAAGACAAAATCGCTTAATTCTTTGTCAGGAACACTACTATTAGACCATTCACCTGTTGAATTATCATAAGTTCCAATGAACTTGAATACGTTTAATTTTCCACTAATCTCTTGGAGCATTTGCTATATCCTCCAAAAGAGTAAATCTTTCCGCATTAACAAAAGTGGAAACACTTCCATCAACAGTGATTATTTTCAAGTCGTATAAATATGAACCGCATCGTAAATCTTTTGTTGTCTCAGGTGTGAATACTATATTCTTACCAAGGTCAGTTTCAATAGTAAGAACTGGTGCTTCATCACTGTAAGACCTTTTCAAAGCGAAGATTATCTTGTCACCATCTTGGGTTTGATAATCTTGGATAATAGGTCTGAACTCAGCGGAATCTCCTCTAGTTAACCAGACCTTATCATTTTCAACTCTAAACATTTTCTTTGGCCTCCGTTTCCTTAATTTCTACCCAGAAGTTACCGTTCTCATCAAGCTCAAAAGTAGCATCGGAGTAACTACCACTGCCCTCAATAACATACATATCCCCATTCTTTTCGCATTCAAATGTAAATAATGGCATACTAACCTCCTAGGACTGGAATTATTGTGCATCTGCAATTGGGATGGAACGGAGGACAATTCGTTCCCTCTTCCATTTCCATAATCAGAATCTCTTTGCCATCATGCTCAGAGCATTCCTCACATGGATATACATATATTTTCTTGCCAATATTGCGGACAAGCTCTGTTGCCGCAATTACTCTAAATCTCTCAATTCCAGCCTCTTTGTATCTATCAATAGCAGATTGGTTATATACATGCGCCAATTCTGTGCGGACAAGGGATTTGGCTCGTCCAAAAGACTGATTGTATTTATCTTGAATCATCATAGCTACTTCATCAGGGTTAGTTCCCCTAGTGATAACATCAATCAAGCCTTTCTCTAAATCCTCAGCTAACTTCTCCGTATTACTTCAGATGCGGTCAGACCATTTCTTACCGTCTCCGCACCAGATACTGTTGACAACGTATTTAGCCTTAGTGCCAAGGACAGGACTATTCAAATCAATTTGTGTCATAGATTTCTCTACTCCTACGCCATGATTAGTAATAGCCCAATACTTAGGATTCTCATTGAAATACTTCTGAACATCATAATACATATCATTTAATTCTTTATTAAAGATAGGTTGTTCTTTTTCTCCAAGAGCAAGAAGATTTCTATTCAAATCACTACGGACTTGCCAATATCTATTGTATTTATATAAGTCGTTAATCCTTGGTTCGCCATTTGCGCCCTCTTCTTTAATTTTCATATACAAGGCTAACAACTCTTTTTTGTTTTCCTCTAATGAGTATTTATATAGCTTAGCTAAATGCGCATCAAGCTTCCCTATACGTGGGTCCAAGACCGCATTCTGCATAAGCATTAAACGTTTTTCCCAATAATTACTCATCTACTTCTTCTTCTGTTGGCGCAAAGCTATAAAGCGAACTATTCTCTTGTCTCTCTTTCTTTAACGCATCAACTTCTGCGTCAATATCTGTAATGAATGGTAACTGCGCCAAAAGTGTCTTTTCAGAAACAAGGCCACGTAAGTTATTAACCATATTCACATCAGCCTCAATATCTTCTGGAAGATTACGAGTAAATTGAATCTGGATATCTCTCCAAGCTTCTTCGCCAGAAGTAAGATTAAGTATCTGACAGATTAACTCAATACGGCGTTGCAATGTTTTGGTCATAGCTTTTTCAATCTGACCTGCTTTGTTTTCAAAATTTAAGAGTTTATATTTGATAGCTATTCCACTCTGAGTTCCAAAAGCTTCATCAGTAAAATCAGGACAGGCCGCAATTTCTCTTATAGTATTGCGGATGTTCTCTAACATATTCTCAATCTGAGTATCACTGATATTCTTATTTAAGAACTCAGCATTTCCTCCTTCTGGAAGCACAAGAACTCTGTTAGAACGCATAAGGTGTAATTGTTCCTCGTCTACATCTGCGATACCTTCCAGAATCATGTAACTATCAACGAATGCTTGGAAGTCATCGACCTCTGCGGAAAGTAGAGTATTGTATGCATCCTGAAGGCTCATCACTTTATCAAATATACTCTTATGTTCTTCATTTAACTCAAAGACACTTACAGGAACCATTCCATAGAAATTAGGAACCATATCCAATAGAGTAAAACCAGAAAAATTCTGATTGGCCTCATAACTGCGGCATTCCCTTGCATCATAAACATCTACATAATATTTAGGACTTAATAAATCAGTACTATCTACTACATAAAATCTAATGACTGCGGCAAGGTCCTGTTCTATTGTATTTTCATATACTGGAATACATTCCCTTGGGTCCAATTTCTTAAAACGCTGATGGCCTTCAGCATCAATTCAATTGATTTCATATGCTAAACCAAAAATAAGCGCATCCTTTAATAAGGAAGCATCTTCCTGGCTAACATCGTTATAATTCAACACATCTTGAATGGCTTCAATATCCTCATCAGATGTGTATGTAATGTCAATACCCGTCATATAGCCAACGTATGTATTAACAATTTCATCCATGTAATTACTTACAATTTTGTTACATGGCTTGAAGTCATCTGATACTTGCTTCTGAAGTATCGCTTGCTTCCCATCATAGTAATTGAAGTACGTTTTCAATACTGGTAATTCCCTAGTGCGGAAAGCGTTGATGATTTCTCCTACCTCCATGGTGGAGAGTTGCTTGTCTCTATCTATGAAATACATTTAGAAATTTACCTCCTACAAACCGAGCAGACCTATGTTGAACGTCTTCAAGCTTCGTGCCGTATAGATGTCAGAGTAAGCATACCTAATCGCGTCTATGCTATGCGAAAAAGTGTGGTCCATCTTCTCACTATATCTCTCGGTCTTTTTGTCCTTAAGATAACTAAAATTTTCCAGTTCGTTAATCACATTAACGCACGAAGGAAGCACAATAATAGTTAGGTTCTGTAAGAAACTTATCCCCGCCTCTACGCTACCTTGGCCCTTGACGCAAGGAACAGTATTAAACCCTTTCCGCCTAAAGAAATCTATGGCTCTTGGGTCTGCACTATCCACATAACACTTCTGGTGCTTCATCTCCATCTTCCCAAGCTCTATAGCCAATTCATCTAAGGTCTTTCCAGAAGCATAAAACTCTTGATAAACATACACCGTTTTATTAGCCTCATCGTACAAAGTATTTACAATAGCACTTGGGTCAACCCAACCTATGTCCATGCCGCTTCTGCGTTTTAATCCAGAAGCCATAAGTTCTTGCGGACTGAACTCCTCCTTCCGCCAATTCGTAAATACTAAGCCTTCAGGGTCATTTCCCCAATTGCCTAAACCATAGATATTCCATCGCCAGGGATTTCTTGTCTTATAACTCTCTATAGCCTTAATATAATCATCGCTTAAAAACGGATTATCTTTATAAGTAGTTTCGCTAAAGAACATGTTTTCAGGCGGATTAGCTACGCAAAAATCGTAAAGCCAATGTTCCTTGCTGATTGGGTTAAAAGCCGCCATTAACTGCTGATCTTTAGCACGCCCACGGAGACGCAAATCCAACTGCTCTCATTTACTACGCTCTAGCTCAAATACCTCTTCTACGAAAATACAAGAAATATCAGTAAGAGAAAGAAGCTTCGTTTCTTCATCTAATCCAAGAAATATAATTTCAGAACCATTAGGAAACTTAATATCCATATCAGTTTCTCTAATTTTCACATATTTAATTAACTTCCAATAGGTAAGAATGTCTTTAAATAATTGAAAACAACTATTGCGGAGAGTGGTTGCGTAGCGCCTACAAACCGCGACTCTGATACGCTCTTGCAGACAACGGTAGATTATCTTCTGCGATATAAAGTAGCTCTTTCCGCTACCTGCCGAGCCTTTGTACACCTCATATCTGTGAGAATAATCCAAAAGCAAAGGATAAAGTTTAGGAGAAAAAAGCTTGCGGGAAAGCTTAATATCCAACCTACTCATCGTCCTCTATGCCTACTTTAATTTCTACAGTCTGGTTAACATCTGCCTTAATAACTTGTTGGTCTAATCCTAATTGCTTCTGGAGCAAAGACATAGCTTGCATGCGGTCTTTCTTGTTGTTAGATGGGTTAAAGGCTATCTCGCTTAGCTCATCCGCAATACGTTCTGCTGTGATGCACTTAGCCTCAAATAACGCTTTCTGCAACTCATGAATGTAATTTATAATATCTTTACGCCCCAATAGTCTACAAGATATAGTGGAAGCACTTGTCCTATTGGTACATGTAGGACTTGCACGCAAATACGCTTCAATGCCGTTATAATCCTTGACATATTCCTCACAAAACCTCATTTGAATTTCCGTTAAACCAGACCCTCTTTTATTTATATTAGTTTCCATTTTAGCGGAC